AGGTAATTTAACCACGGTAAGCAGAAGTCAAAAAGGAACCACGGCTCCAGCTACTACAAATTCTGGTGTTGAAGTTCAACAAGCTAGTAAATGGAGTGGATGGGGCGATGCAGCAGATGCTGCAACAGTTACACTGGAACCAGGTTTGTGGTCTTTAAGTAATTTTGGAGATGTATTAGTTGCAACGATTGCTAATGGAAAAACTTTTACTTGGGATTCATCTATCGCAGCAAGACTAAGTACACCTGCTTCACAAACCACAACTGGATTTGCAACAACAACTAATCCTACTGCTACTAGAGTTACTTTAATTTCACCAACAACACGTCACTTAATTCATTTAGGAACAGAAACAACGGTGGGTACTCCTGCAACTCAGGATAATATGTTTATTAGATTCTCTGCCGATGAAGATATTAATGAATATACAGTTGAAGCAACTAACACAGCAGGAACCCAAAGACTACAAGATGGAACTAGAATTATGGGAGCTATGAAAGCTAAAGAAAATATTCTCGTTTGGACTGACAATGCTTTATATTCAATGAAATTTGTTGGGGCTCCATTTACATTTGGCTTTGAACAAGTAGGTACAAACTGTGGATTGATTGGACAGAACGCAGCAATTGAAATCGATGGTGTTGCTTATTGGATGTCGAATAATGGATTCTTTTCTTTTGATGGTACTGTTAACTCTTTAGCGTGCGCGGTCGAAGATTATGTCTTCGATGATTGTGATACAACTAAAGGTCAACAAATTAACGCAGGAATTAATAATTTATTTACCGAAGTAATTTGGTGGTATCCGACAGCTACCTCTACTTTTAATAATAGATATGTAATATTTAATTATGGAGAAACTAATAAAACTCCATTACCAATGGGTAATTGGTACACTGGAACTAATGCTAATTCTATTAGAACTACTTGGATTGATTCATTAGTATATCCAAAACCTTACGCAACTGCTTATAATAGTAGCGGTGTTGGTAGTTATCCAGTCGTGATCGGCGAATCGGGATTAGGTCGAAGTGTTTTATTTGAACACGAAACGGGGACCGATCAAGTTAATCCAGATGGAAGTACAACTGTCTTAACTTCTTTTATAGAATCATTTAGCTTTTCTTTACAACCTGATCAAAGTGAAGTATTTCTAGCTATGAGAAGATTCCTACCTAACTTCAGGGTCTTGAATGGAAACAATCAAGTAACCATTGGAGTGTCAGATTACCCTGCTAACGATATGGCAGATACGACGTTGAGTCCTTTTACTATTACATCGACAACAGATAAAATAGATACAAGAGCAAGAGGACGTTATGCAAATTTAAAAATAGAAAACACAGGGGTTAGCGAATCGTGGAGATTCGGAACTTTTCAAGTAGACATTCAACCAGACGGGAGAAGGTAATGGCAAAGATAGTAGTAAGATTACCAGAACCTAAAAGAGAATATACTGAGGATAACCAAAGACAAATTAACAGAGCGTTAACAACTATTATAGAACAGTTAAACTCTACATACTTAACACAATTAAAAGAACAACAAGAAAGGTTTACGTGGTTTAATGGCTAACATTTATAGAAAAATAAATACTGATTTAATAACAGCAACAGAAAACATAGCATATACAGTTCCTTCAAACTCAAGAGCTTTAGTTAAATCTATTCATATATATAATGAAGGAGCAGGTGCTGCTGATGTTACAGTAAAAATTGAGTCGGCCGGTGTAACTTATTTTTATGATAATTCAGCTACCTTGGCCGCAGGAGCTAAAGAAGAATTTATACAAAACATATTAGTGTTACAAGAAAATGATAAGTTAAAATTTTTATCAGACATTACAGGACCAGATGTAACGGTAAGTTTATTAGAACTCAATAGGGAGGACAGATAATGCCTTTTGTAGAACAAGAAGAATCATTTGATCAGAAGATCATAGACGGCAAAAAAGTAATGGTATATAAGCCTAGAGTTGAAGTAACTATTAAACACATAGGAACTGGCAGAGAATATATGTCAGATATGGAAGCGCAAGCTGATGTAGATAGTGCAGTTACGGATACTAAAAAGGAACATATATCAAGAAGCGTGCATATTAAGGTCCAAAGTATACCTTTGGGGACTACTACCAACGCAGGATAGGAATTGACGAATGGTTAAAAACCTAGTAAATTGGAAGATACGCGCATATTTTCAAGCGTTGCGTCCTTGCCTTAACATTAACAATATATAAAGAGAAACTATGGGATTTTTATCAGATATAAATAGAAAACGTAAAAAGGCTACTAAAAAAATACTAAATCCTTTTGTCAAAGGTATTTCTAAAATTAGTGATAAAGTCATACCAAATGAATTAAGATGGGCTATGCCCTATGCCGCTGGTATTGGTACACTTATGTTGCCTCCTGGAATGAGTCCTTGGATGAGAGCACTTACAGCATCAGGTATGAATGTTGCAGGACAGATAGGCGCCGATGAAACACCTATAGAAGATATTAGTGACATCAATGCATTATCAGTAGCACTAGCTGGTGGACTTGGAGCTTTGGGTTCTGATCGAGTAGCAGACTCAATGAGAAGTGGTGTTGAAAGAGGAATGGGTACAGGAGTTGATCAATTTGGTGATATATCAGTTCCTTACACAGATAACGTAGGATTTTTACAAGGTGCAGAGAATGTAGGTAGAGAAGGTATAGCAGCAGCATCTGATTATATAACTGGTGGGAGAGAAGCTTTAGTTGATATTGGAAGAAACCCAGGAAGTTTATTTGAATATAATAAAGAAAATTTAATAAATAAAGCACCGGGAATAACAAAAGCTGCCAGTGCATTAGGCCCAACTATTTCTCACGGAACAGGGGATGTATTCCGAGAAGCAGCGATTGATTGGCAAGATGAAGCTGACAGATTACAAGCTGAAGAAGAAGCAGAAATAGCAGAAACGACAACAGCAGACGAAACAAAAAGAGCAACCTTACAAATGACATTTATGAGACAAGCGGGGCACGATGAAGAAACAATTAAAGAAACATTAGCCCAAAACAATTTAGAAGACTACTATGTAGCACCAGAACCAGCAGCTCAAGGTGGAATCATTGGACTTAAGAATGGTGGTATGTTAAACTTAGGTGGCAATGAAATGGATTACAGAGGCGGTGGCTTTGTTCCTATAGGTAAAAGAGAAAGAGCAGACGACGTTCCTGCTAGACTTTCTAAAAATGAATTCGTGATGACAGCGGATGCTGTCAAAGCAGCAGGTGGTGGAAGTGTAAATAAAGGAGCACAACGAATGTATAATGTAATGAACAACTTAGAGGCTAGAGCATAATGGCAATAGAGCAAACACAAACCTTACCCGCACCGGTATTAGAAGCAGCGCTTACAGCGTTTACTAAAAAATTACCTCCAATGATGGGGACTCCCATCAAGACGTCAGTCTATGATCCTAAAGTAGCAGGCAGAACTCAATTACAAACAGATGCATACACAGCAGCTGGAGGTCTAGGTTCTTTAGTTGGACCACAAGCTTACGAACAATTTATGTCGCCATACCAAAAAGAGGTAATGGATACGACAATGACAGAATTCGACCGACAACAAACTATTGGTCAACAAGGATTAAGAGATTCAGCAATTACAGCTGGAGCATATGGTGGTGGCAGAGAAGGTGTTATGCAAGCAGAATATATGAATCAAGGTGCAATGAATAGAGCAGGATTGCAAGCACAATTATTAAATCAAGGATACGGACAAGCGAATCAATTCGCCCAACAAGATATGATGACAAGACAAGGTCTTGGAACTTATATGGATCAAATGGGTCAAGGCCAACAAGGTTTCGAACAAGCAGGACTTGACGCCGCTACACTTGCAGCAAGAGAAGCTGAGTACGAACCATACACAAGATTAGGTTTGATCGGTCAACAACTAGCACAAATACAACCGGGAGCTTTCCCAACTACAACAATAGGTTACCAACAAGGCGCCGCACCGGCGAGTCCAATGGCTAGCTGGCTAGGCGGAGCTGCAGGAGCAGG